ACTCTTTATCCCTTCCTATCAATACAACAGCATAAAGCAACATTCCAGCTTTTCAAACACCAGTTTATCCACGTTCATGATATTTTCACGGAACTCCTGAATCAATCTTCCGTAGCTTCGGAAGCTACTTTTTCCGTACACTCTTGACACAAGGGTTCTTGCTGTTTTGTCATTTCCGGCTTCGCTTCCTGTTCTCGTGCTGTCAACGCTTGCACCTCTTGTAGTATCTCGTTTTGCCTCGTTAGTATTCGTTGTAGTGTTGTCTCCAACGTTTCGATTTGCTGTCGTGAGATACGTCCCGTTCCAAACATTTTCAAGATTCCCCTGCGGAGTGTCGCTGAAAGTCTGTTTGTTATCGCTGTTAGACGTTTCTGTATTCGTTCCGCTATCTTCCGTATTTTCTGTTTCATTTCTCTGCATTCCTTCAGTCACATTGGTATTCCTTGTGCTGTTGACTTCCGTGTCACCCTCTGTGTCAGTCGTATAGTCAATATCCGTCAGCGGGTCGTACTTGAACTCAACGCTCTTGTACAACTCATTCATTTCCGGCATAATATCTTGAAGCGTCTGCATGAGCCTCAACTTCCACTCGCCTACAGTTTCCTGTCCAATCTCACGCATATAGAAGTGAAGCAGGATTTTCTCCTCCAGCGTTTTCCTATAGTCTTCGTTCCAAATAGGAAAATCGAAGTCAAAAATCTGTGGCGCGGCTTTTTCGATAATTCCCGGTACGTCTCCAACCTGCGTTTCAATCGTAGCATTAGCAAGCTGTTCGCAAATATACCTTACTTCCATCGTGTACTTACTCACCATCGTCACCTCCTTCCTCTACCACCTCACTGCTTCGGAACTCAACGCCAAGTTCTGTACTCATGTCCTTATACTCGCACCAAACATTCAGTCCGAACATTTTGTTTATTTTCTCGCAAGCCTCTTGCCGGGCATTCAGGCGGCTGTATCTACTTGCGAACGTTCCGCCCTGATTCCTTGCAACTTCGTCACTTACCATTCTTTCCCGCTTCTCGTTTCCGATATTCGGAATGCCCAAATAGGTAAGCGCCTCGTTCCAAATCTGTGTTTTGAGTTCGTAGAGCCTATCGCCAACATACGGAGCAGTAGTGTCAATGGTTTTCACATTGTCCATGGACAAAGCCTTTGAACCAATAATCATTGGCTCGTTGCCCATCCACTTCTGATACATCCGTATATAGCTGTTTCTTTCCTTCTCGTCACACAGGATTAGCACAGGGCATTTCTGCGCTTTTACGTTTATGTCAATCGTCCTGTCAAGGTCAGCAAGCCTTGCGCTGAACATACGGACATCCAGCATTGAATTTGTCCGCATATAGTTATTGAAAATAACAACGCTATTGCTTTCATCCAATTCATGGTTATACCCATTGTCAGCATAAGCCCTTCTTCGTGTTGGTACTTGATACAAATCAAGCGTTCCGCTACCTGCCACAGGCAATCCAAGGAAGCCCATCACATCATCCTTGAAGAAAACAGCCTGCCCCATTCTGAAAAGCGTCAGTTCCAAATATCTCTTGTCGCAAGTATCGGGAAGCCCTGTCCACTCAAACATACTCATGGACAACTCGCAAAGGCGGTTGTAATACTGAATGTACGTATAACCGTTTGCCAGTTCGTCAAGAGAAGGTATAGGCGGGGCTACAGGGTCGCAGTCCCACTGCTTATTTTTACTCATGCGCTTGTTATCTCCTTTCCTTCTGAAACAAGGTCAGCAATTCTTACTCTGTATTCGTGCGTTCCTTCGACAACCTTGTCTGTCTTTACATAACTGTCATCACCGACGCCCAATTTTACTTCCCACGTCACAGAACGGTCGCCCGGCAGAATGTACTCTACTGTAGTGCTGTCAGTATACTTTGCTCGTACTGCTACTTCGCAGGTAGACAACTTTGTTCCTACCGAAGGCGGATTCTTGAACAGTGGCTTGTCATTCGGAAGGTAAATGTTTTCCAGCGTTCCGTTATCAAGCGTGTAGTCTCCAATCTGCACATCCTGATTCCATAACGTAACTCCCCTGTCAAATATTTTTTCAAGCGTTTCCATATCTGCCGCGCTCATGCCAGTGCTATAGTTGACGTTTACATTTACATGGTCGTAATACCCATCTGCATTATGCAGGTTGCAACCACATGTTTTGATATACTGCCAATAATGACGGTTGTAAACGCCCGGCTGTTTTACCTTCTTTACAGCGTACCCATAATAGGTAAAGAAATTGTCAATCGTTTCGGCAGTTTCGGAATCAATTGATTCACGATAAACAACGATGTCGTTCTGTTTCAGCTGTGCCATTATATCTGCGGCTGTCATGTTTCCATATACAGGAGCAGGTGCTTGATGCAAGTCGTACAGAGTGCCAACAAGGTCAATCATTGAGGAAAGACTGCCAGCACCAGCCCTTATTTGCTCACCAGCGCCGCCCTTCTGCGTTGTCGTTTCTGTTCTTGTCTGCCGCAATGTACCTGTTGTAACCTGCCGCCCAGTAGCCGGATTCCTCGCTGTTTCCTTCATAGTTTCTACCGTGCTTCCTGTAAGAACAGAGCCACCGAACTTTCCTACAGCAACGGCTGTGCCTAAAGATACCGCGGAGTTAAGAGCAGACGAAACAAGTTTACCTCTGTTTGCTCTGATATATTCGGCATACGCATTTCCTTTATATGGAATCTCCATGTCGTAGCAAGCTGTGACGGCGTTTTCTATCTTACCTTCTCCCATATAGCCAAGTGGATAAAGGCAACAAGTCGGAGTTCCGGAAAGATAGAAATACATGGTAAAAGTCGGTTTGAATGGATTAGAAAACCATTCAGGTCTATATTCCGCTTGAACGCCAGCCTTATTGCTTGCTATCAATCTTGTAAACGGTGAAGTAAATAGTTTATTATTCTTTGGGGCGTAAAATCTTTTTCCTCTAAAAGGTTTGCTTGTTTCAAGGTCATATTCTACTTCCTTCTTGCCAAATCCGCCGCGAACGCCTGTAGACTCATGGGTTTTATCTGTGAAGAAGTCAGGGTATATCAATACGCATATAATGTCCTCTGTGGTCAATCCTTCAATAGCGCCCCACCCTATCCATGTCAGCAGACTGTTTATAGAATAGAATTTACCATTTGAAGTCTCTCCAATTATCGTATTATCGGATGCAAAGTCCCCTTTCGCTTTGACGTTATCTATCGGTATATCAGCATACCATGAAAAATTGGTGGGAAGAATGCCATTTGCAGTATTCTCAAAGCATTCCTTTAGCAAAGTTTCACTACTATATCTTGAAGAAAAACCTGCCATCGGAGTAGGAGTATAGAAGTCCAAATTAAACGTCATGGTTGTAGCACTCTGAACAGATACTGTTGCACGACTTATTGGAACATTAGAGCCTGCTGAAGCTGTCGGAGATATAGGGAACGGCTTGCTCAAAACAAGCATAGCTCTATAAGAGTTAAATGACAGTGATGTTTCTACAACTTTAATGTATTGACCAGCTGTAACAGGCTCTGCCACAATATTAGCACCAATTGTGTCATCCCTAACGTGTTCTCTTTCCACCATGCAGTCAGCAAACTTGAAATCAAACAGCCAAGTCTGCATAGGGTCAATAGTGTAGAAAATCTCGCTCGTTGCTTCGTTGACATAATCCACTCTGTCAATGAACGCATAGAACCAGCGTGTCCTGCCGCTTGCGTCCCTATATCCTGTATTCTGAAACATGAGATAATTGCAGTCATACAGAGACGCAGTATCTTTTTCCACCTTTATGGAATTTTCTCCTGCCCTCAAATACTGCAAATTCTCCAACGAAAACTTAACTCTTTCAGGGGCAGAAAAGAAATTCTGCTGTGCCGAAAGAGACGCAAACCTATAGGTATTCTCCAAATCCCTATCAAGTTCTATCCCCTTCAATATCTTTACTACTGTATTGGGAGTAGGCATAAAATTCACCTCCTTTTAACAAAGAAGCCCCGGAATATTTCATCCGGGGCTGAAAATTTACTGTCAGGACAGCATGGTTTTCTTGACAAGCTGGAGGGTGTCCCCCACCTTGACAGTAGATGCCATCTTCCCGGCAGTATACGTGGAAGTCCCGGTAGCGTAGGTATATTCAACGCCACCAATCTCACATTCGACAGATACACTGCCAGCGTTTGCGGGATAGATATACACGCCGTATCTCTGAACAGCCACCTTTGCCTGAACAGCGTCAAGCGTCTGCTTGAAGATAACAGTTCCGGGCTTAAGCGTTGCGGCTTCGTCATTGCTTGCGGACTGCTTGACATTCAGCGTAATGATAGTGCCAACGTCAGCAACGTCCTTTGCAACTACTTCCGCAGTGTACTTGTCCGCCGGAGTGATAGCGGCACTATCATCGACAAACACAATAGCGTTAGCGAAAGGACTATGAGAAACGTCCTTCTTCATGTTGTAGAAGTAGTTCCAGTAATCACCGGAATTGACAGGGGTAGTTCCCAGTCTCGTGTAGTGGTCGTAAATCTGGAACCAATCCTCATCAATAAGGACAGCCTTGACGTTAGCCATAACCGCCAGTTCTTCGGCGGTAACTTCCTCTACCTGATTGCTTTCAGCACGGATAGTGTTCCATCGCTCATTGTCAAACGTGGTGAAGTCATCAATCAGGCGCAGGCGTCCCATGAAATCAGCCTTCTCCATGTTGAATGCCGCAGACAGAACCTTCACGTCATATTCAGCATTATACTTGCTGTCCATGAAAATCTGCTGTCTTTCCTTCGGGCAGTCATTCTTGACTTTTGCCTCGTTGAAATCAGGACGCAGGAAGGTCATCAGGTTGGACTTGCCGCGGAACTCAATAGCGGCGGCAGAATGGTCTGCGCTATCAAAGGCAACAGTCTTGATTTTACCATGGGCAATTGCCTTGATAAGCATATACTTGAACAGCAGGAACTCGTCATACTCTGCCGCCTTGTAGATGCTGTCAACCAGCTTCGCAATGAAGCCCTTCAGACCATCGGCGGAAAGGAACGCAGTCCGCAGGTCATAGTCGCTGATAGTCAGCGGGTACTGTACCTTCCAGTTGATAACATGGAAAACGCTTCTCACGTCCGGGATAGTTCTTGCGAACTCACGGGCAGGAGCCTTCTCCGGGTCAAGAGTGCGGACGCGCGCAATCTCGACAAAGATGTTTTCAACAGTTTCGCCGAACTCAAGATAGCCTTTCTTGAGGTCGCGGTACGGGTTGTTGAATGTTGCGCTCTGAATCCTTACAAGCGCGATACGGATGAGCAGTGCGTTGATGAACGTATTCGACAGCGCAGGAGAACCGTAGATAATTTCTCCGACTACAGGGATATCATCAACAGTTGCAACCTGCGGCACTGCGGACTGATATTCCAGCGGGGCGTTAGCACGGATAACATTCAGAATGTCAAGCGTACTTGCATTCAGCGTAGAATTGATTTTTCTTGCCACTTAATTTCCCTCCTTGAACAAATCTTCATACCTTGTTTTGGGCTTGTCTTTTTCCTCGCCCTTCCCACCACGGGATTCATCTACAGGCGCATAGAATGTTTCCTTGAATTTCTTGCGCCAAGAGGAATCCAGTTCTTCGATTCTCTGCTGATATTCTCGCTCGATTTGAGCAGAATTTGCGTTACCGGACAAGGTGTCCCGGACGTCCGTCAGCAGTGCGATTGCCTCATCGGTTGTAGCGTCAGGTAGCGCTTCACCGATTGCCTGAAGCAGTTCGCTGTCAGTTCTCTTTGCCATCGTGCGTTTCCTCCTTTTCAAGAAAAGCGCTGATTTTTTCAAGCAGAATTGTGTTCTGCTGGATAGTCTCGCGCAGTTCTTTGATTGTGGTGTTGATCAAGTACATCAGAGCACAACAGGCGGCAATGGGAAAACCAACGTTGGAAATCATGGTCATAATGGTGTCCACAGAAATTCCTCCTTTCTTTGACTATAGTATAGCATGGTGAAGGTGAATTGTCAAGTCGCAATAATTTAACTTTTGGTAAATTCACTTTTGCTTGACAAAGGACTACACTTGTGCTATAATAAAGATACGGAAAGGAGGGCGAAGGGAAGCATGGGTGTGTACTATGACGGTACAAAGCTTTTGTCTATGAAAGACTTGAATGGGAATAAGCCGGAAATTTTCATTGTTACCACTAACAGAACCGGAGGAAAGACCACATATTTCAGCCGTTTGTGCGTCAATAGGTACAATGACAGCGGGTCGAAGTTCATGCTGTTGTACCGGTACAAGTACGAACTGGATGAATGTGCGGACAAGTTCTATAAGGATATCCGGGGGCTGTTCTTTCAGGGTACGGAGATGAAAAGTCAGAAGCGTGCAAGTGGCGTGTTTCATGAGCTTTTTATCAATGATAAACCGTGCGGGTATGCCGTGCCTCTTAACTCCGCCGATTCTATCAAGAAGTATTCGCATATTTTTAGCGATGTTGATAGAATGCTGTTCGATGAATTTCAGAGCGAAAATAATGACTACTGTCCCAATGAAGTGCAGAAGTTTATTTCCGTTCATACGTCTGTGGCAAGAGGACAGGGAAAACAGTTAAGGTATGTTCCGGTATATATGCTGTCAAACCCTGTCACTTTGCTCAATCCGTATTATATTGAAATGGGTATATCAAACAGGTTGCAGGTTGATACTAAGTTTCTTAAGGGGGACGGCTTTGTGCTTGAACAGGGCTTCAATGAGGCGGCTTCTAAAGCGCAGGCTGAAAGTGGTTTTAACCGGGCATTCGGTGCTAATAAATATGTCGCGTATTCTGCGCAGAGCGTCTACCTTAACGACAATAAAACCTTTGTCGAAAAGCCGGAAGGACACGGACGATATCTTGCTACTTTGCGATACGAGGGGAAGGACTATGCAATACGCAGTTTTGACGCAGAGGGCGTTATTTACTGCGACGATAGAGCCGATATGACCTTCCCTGTTAAATTGGCTGTTACTACAGACGACCATAGAATAAACTATGTCATGTTGAAACGCAATGACTTGTTCTTGCAGAATCAAAGGTACTTCTTTGAAAGAGGTTGCTATAGGTTCAAGGACTTGTCTTGCAAGGCGGCTGTTCTTGCCGCTCTTTCATACTGATATCCTCTTGCGTTTCGATTGCTGTCAGAGCAGGGAAGCAACGCTGAAATTATGCGTCCTGTATCTGTGTCGGTTTTGCTAACCGCTTCTGTCGTTCGCAAGTTACGGATATAAAAAGCCCCCGCAAGGACTAATCCCTGCGGGGGTGAAATTTTTATCCCCATTGTGTAGCCATTGCTTCGGCTATTCCCGGAAACGTTTTGCTTCTCATTGTGGGGCTTCTGTGAACATTTACCCATTCGGCAAGAGGTGTAACGATATTTGTAGGTTTCAGAAGCGGCAACCCGTACAACCAAAGACAGGTGCGTTTCTTATACGGGTCACCAAACATCCACGGCTGTATTATCTGTGAATGCGGCGGCAAATCCCATTCCTTCATTGGCAGAGGATTTTCTATGCAGACTTTGCTGTTCCTTGCGGCTTCAATGAAAAATCTGAAAAATTTAGCAGCTACTTCCCCTTTATGATAGCGCACATGGTCTTTTATGGGGCAAGATTCAAGGATAGGGTCATATTTTCCAAATGTCCAACAACGCCCGGCTAATGACAAATAGGTGCAAGGCGGGTGTGCTATAATCAAATCCCAGTTGTCCTCATTAATCGGAACTCTTACGTCTCCTTCAATATGCCATTCGGGATGCCCACCGCTACAAGGCTATATGTCACAACTGTATGCAATGTGTCCGCGTTTTCTGAAAGCTATGCATACACGCTGTGATTCCTCGCAAGCAACAAGAACTTTCATCTGTTTCTCCTTTCAAGGTGTTCCAGCATACATTTACGTGAGCCGGGGCACCTTTTTTCTGTGCAGTTCAGACATACGTCTATTTCCTCTTGCGTTTCCTTCGAAGGCTCTTTGCGCTTGTTCGCTTTACGCTTCTGTAGATTCTGTGAACCGCGCAACGCTCCGTTTACTGCAACGCAAACAAGGCTGTTTTCAAATGCGCTTCTTTTTCCCAATCAGTTATCCCTCATTTCATACGTAGTTTCACATAGCAAGACACCGCCGGGAATACGCTTCGGTAGAAGTTTCCCCGGCACTTTTAGACCAATTTTGAAGTCCTCAAGTTCCAGCTTCTTGCTAAAGAATTTTCGTTCTTCGTCTGATAAGCTATCTATGAATTTGACTTCTTCTTCGTCTTTATCTTCTTTGGTTGTAATGTCAAAGCCTGTTATGTTAGCAATGAAAAGCTGTTTTGAACGCTCCGGCATACCTGCGCATTTTACGTTCCATATGGGTTCAGGCAGTGGCTTCAAATCGTGCGCTACTTCGTGTTCGATATAGGTTTTCTGTCTCACGAACAACGCAACGTCCCAGCTTGATTCTATCTTCCAACAACAGAACGCTGTTTTGTGCGTCTTTATTCCAACAAGGTCGGAAGCTGGAATGTCGCAGTGGATACTGTCTGTGTCGGCATAGATAAAGCCGGGTTTGTCTACTCCGTGATAGTTTTTCTGTGCCGCCCGGATTGTAAATTCACGGGCATAGGAAGTAATAGCAGAACCTACTGCTATATATCCGGGCTTTTTGTCCTCTTGATGAACCACCCGGAAGGTTAGAGAACCATCCTCTTTTACGGATGCAACTTTGAATGAGGAATCGGGTGAAGATGCCATTTTGCCATAGAGGTTATTCAGGAACAGTTTCGCAAGAGTTCGCACTGCACCTTCTGATTCCATTTTTATCTTGCGATACTTGTCAATGTACTTGTCAAAAATTCCTTTTCGTGCCTTGAAATAACATCCGTCAAGAATCTCGAAATGAACAAGGTCATAGTGTTCTTGTATTAGCTGAAAGTCTGTGCAGGTCAAGGTCATTTCAACAGTTGCTTCCTTTAGCTGTCCATCTGTTCCATAGTAGTATGGAAAATATTCCCCTGTTGAGCCGTCAAATATGTCGGAAGTTTCAAGCATTTCTGTCGCCTTGTAGAGAAGGTTGTTTTTGATCTGAATGAAAGGCAGGAAGCCTTCACGCAAGTAGAAACGTGTTCTTACACGGACGAAAAAATACTTGTTTGAGCCACGTGCTTCAAAGGGAATATAATTTCCGCTCCAAAAGGTTGGTTCTCCGACAGGGTAGACACTGCCACTTTCTGAACTCATGACGGAGGAGTATAGAGAATTTACGTCCGCTGTTACTCCGTTGTAGTGCAGTTTATTTTCCTTACCTTTTACGTAGTAACACCAGCCGCCACGGTAGGATTTGCGGATATACTCGCCTGCGTTCTTGTAGCCATAGATTTTTTCGTCAATCTCTATTTTGTATAGGTCAGGGAACAGGTCTTTGTACATGAAATAGCCGATAATCTTACGATATTCATCAAGGCAACATGAGCCGATTGTGAGTTTCTTGTGTCCTTGTAAGAATACAATTTCAAGGGCTTCTTTTACAACAAGAACGTCATTAGCTATGTACTGCTGTTCCTGCTGTGTTATCTCGCAACCGGGATAACGGAAGCCCTTATATTCCATGTCTAACTTATGATGCTTTGTGCCGAAGCTATCGCCTATTTCCCGAACGGAGAAGGGAAGAAGTTTTAGTGAATCGCGGAATTCGATAAAGTGGTCGTTTATCTTTACAATTATTGTATACCATTGCCCCATGTCGGATATGCTGTATCGGAAAGTGTTGTTCTTCATATCCTTGTCATGCAACCAGTATTCCCCTCCCTTCTCGTCTTTTTCAAGGGCTTGTTTGAAACCTCTGTCTATCAGAAGATAGGACAGAAGAAATGAGCCGTCAAATTTCAGATTGTGGAAGTAAACTACAAGATTGCAGGACAAGGACGTGAAGTATTCAAACTGCTCCGAAATGGAGTGGTTAATGACTACAGAATCGTCTGCCGCGAATAACTCCACACTTGCCGCCGCCCATACTTGCGTGTCCTTCTGCCCCTCGTATACCGTTGTCTCAAAGTCCGCTACAAGGTAGCGGCATTCTCGACGTTTCAAGCCTGCGGCGGATTAGAATGGTCATTATTTTTCGGGATTGAAGTCAACGACTTCGATAGCGTCACTGCAATAACCAGCGTTATAGGTATCACCTTTTAAGCGATTATAGAAGCCGCTTTCCAATGTTACGTTCCAGCGATTTATTTCGCATTTTCTGTCATTGCAATAAGCCGCAATGCCCATGATATAATAGCCATCGACTTTATCATGTACAACAAGACAGCCACCATGTTCCTCTCCTTCACGGCTTATTTTAACGAAGTCTCCGACAAACAGGTTGCGCCCGTTTTCAAGTTTGTAGGGCGTTTTATCACCTATCTTGCCAAGGGAAGTCTTGCTGGTAAGAATCCAACGAAGGTAAAGGTCTTTTTTGGGTTCTACGGGCTTATGCTGGAGAAAAAGGCTATCTTTTTTTGGCTGAATGCACAACGCTGTTATGAGTTCATAATCGGGAAGTTCATCAAACAGAATAACCTCGGTTTCTCCGATTCTGTAAGGGTTCCGACTGTGCAGGCAAACGACTTCAAACTTTGCTTTTACATTGTAAAACTGCGTTACAAGCAACATCTCGCCTGCGTGTACAGGGTTATCTTTTCTGTCTGCGCTCATTATGATTGCGCCTACCTTCAAATCTTCAAGTTTCATTGTTCATCCTCAAATATCTTTTTTATTTCAGCTTCTCCGGAACTTACGTCTCCGTATGTGTCCATCAAAGTGTATAGCACTGCGTCATATACAGTTTTGTATTCCGGTGAATCCTTTGTAATTCCATACATTGAAACAAGTTTGCGTGCTTTGGCTTCCAATCTGCTCTTTGCGGATGCTTCTTTGTGTTCCGCCTTGAATTCGGAAATATGCCCTGCTCGTTTGTCTGACACTGTTTGCTCATAACTATCACCTTCATCTTCCTCTTGCGCGTCTGAAAATCTGCCGGAAAACATTTCAAATTCTTCGGCTGAAAGGGGGCGGGCAAAAAGGGCGTTAATGAAGCCTGCAAGGCGTTGACGTTTACGGTCTACGTCTTGATACCCCATGATTATGCGAACTTCCTCCAACAAACTCTGCTGTCGTGCTGTCTCTGCTACTGCGGGGCGTCCACGCTCTGCTATTGCTTTGTCAAAGGCTGTTCGGATAAGCTTCGCATATTCACGGTTAGCCGGGCTGTCGTTGTACATGGATGAAATCATACGGTCAATCTCTGTCAGAACCATGTCAGTTTCCTGAGGGGCTTGCGCTCCTGCTGATTGAGCCATACGAAGTTGTTCAGGAGTGAGAATAAGGTGACCGTTTTCAAGTGTGAATGATTCTGCTGTTATTGAACGCAAGCGCTCGATTTCTTGCTTTGTAACACGCGAAGGACGTGCGCCTATTAGGTCAGGAATAGATACTTTGTGTCTGTACTCAAAATCAGATATTCTGTGTCGCGCAAGAGATTCCTCGTAATACCACTGCTGTTGCCTCTTTGTAAGGGAATGGCGTTTTGCCATGTGTTCCTCCTTGCAGTAAAGCCCCGGTAGTTAGCCGGCGCTGTCGGTTTGCTTTTAGAGAATGGAACAGGTAATGAAACAGCCCTGCTGATTCTTTGAGGGAACGGTGTAAGCACGCACCGAAAACTCCTCCGCTTCTCCATTCTCGGAAACCATCTCGGTGAAAATGTCGATGAATGCTTCCTTGAAAGACGGAGAAGAAGTGTAATACTTCGTGCCGTCAGAAGCAAGGACAACAAGCGTGCTGTAGTCCTTGTTATCGGAACGCTCGTTGTGAATCTCAACGTCTGCCCACAGGACGGGAGAAAATTCGACACTGCCGTTCTTCAGCGCGGCGTTGATTTGAGTGGCGTCTGTGGTGTCCTTCATCATGATGCGCTCACGGGCGGTCAGGGGGCGAGAAGAATTGACGATTTTTGCAGAATAGCCTTCCATTTTGTTTACCTCTTTCGTTTATTGAATTTTTGTGGTTTTTGGGAAGCGGGTTACATCGGTTTGGATTTGTCGTAGAAATCTTGAACTGTCATGAAACGCCGGGTAGTGACTGTGGTTTTGGTCACTACTCGGATAGGGGTGTAGCGTTTGTCCATGTCAAGTGCTTTGTAGTAACGGCGCATTGCTCGGAGAATTTCATCGTTGTTCTTGAAGTTGTCAACAAGGTGAAATTCTGTTTCAACCATTGCACGAGTTTCGCTGTCAGCTACAAGGATTGTCCCTTCTGTAAGGGTAAGGGTTCGGGAAACTACAGGCTTGCGCATTGTTGTGTACCTCCTTTCGTAAGTGATTATGGTGCAAGCCGCAGGAGTTGAACCTGCGCCGTGAATGAGAGGAACACGGGAACGGTCGCTTGCAGAAGGCTCTGTGTAGAGCCTGTTTGTTAGATTGCAGATATTGTAAGGTCGCCCACTGTGTCGTTTGTGGTCGTGATTGTTACCGATAAGGAATCGGGATTGGATTGCATGAATTTTATTGCAGAGATAATGGTGTCTGTTTGAAGCCCTACATATTCTGCAAGGAATGCCCGCGCGTGGCGGAGTGTCCATGCGGAAAGGGTGGGGT